AGTAAAAACGCACAAGTCATGGTATGACGATATCTACCCTGCAAGCATAAGTCGTAGCGTAGGCGATATAGCCACAGAAATGCTGTTTGGCAAAACACCAGTTGCAAGCAGAATAGTAACTAATCTGTTTGTTGCAATGGCTGAAGATAGCGATTCTGATGACAGGGATGACCTTTGGTGGACTTGTGCAGGTGACTTATACCTAGACACTATAGTCAACTTAGGTAACTTTGCAGATGAGTTTAGAAGCCTTATCTACCTGTACCTAGAAGGCGACATAGAGGATGCTGTCTTTGAGCAAAAAGCGCAGTATGATGGCGAGATGCAACGTGAGGCAGGTATTTATTTAAGCGAAGTAAGGGGAAATTGTTAATGACTGACTTAACAAAAAAATGGGAAAACCTGCGAGACAGCTATCCACAGTTAGAGAATGAGTTTGACAAAGAAGAAAGAACAGCATTTGACAGGTGGGTTGAGCAAATGGGATTTGATGGTATTATACAACTGACAGGGGGAAAAGATGACAAAGCAAAAGAAAGCTAAAATATCAATTAAAGAGGCAAACAACATGGCAGATATGGCATTGTTAAAAACTAAGATCAAAGGCTACATTTCTAGCGGAGTAGAATGGCTAGAGTCGGATTTTAAAGGTCATAAACGCGGCAAGATTCTATTTATCGCAATAGTTGCCGTAATGGTATTTGCACAAATTTCATAGTGTAGTCCTAAGTAGCAAGGTGTTACTCCCACCTGATTAGCCAGCTTGGTTCACTGGTGCTACGAAACGAACCATTACTAAAGCGCATAACTAATATAATTAAATAGCAGTAGTAGCAACCTGTAACACTCTCTATAATCTCGCCTTAACCACTGAGGCATCTAATGAAAACCATTCTTATATTCGCAATCATTGCGCTTGCGCTAATCGCCTATGACGATCTAAAAGGCAGAAACCAACACATCACGCGGCACGAAGAAACTAATTGATTGACCGATTAACATACTATATGATTATAAGTCATAGAAACTAATGCCATAGGCAAGGTGTAACTATGATTAACTTAGGTCTAAGTATGCGAGTATCTGAGTGCGAGGAGAACGGATGGTTTGATCTGTTGTCTAAGCTAGATGAAATCACACAGAGTCTAATAGATAACCCAAGCGCAGGGCATCAAATAAAAACTGCTTTGATATACTGGAAAGACGCAGTAGACAGCAGACATAACAACCTGCCGCCAGAAGAAAACGAAATAATCTTAAAAAACCCTATTATGAACGTCCGAGAGGCGTTTGGAGCGGATATGTAAATGGGCAGACCCAAGTGGATACCTGATGCAGATATATGCGCTAGAGCCAAAGACATGGCATCTAGGGGATTAACTGTATCTCAAATAGCTGATTGCTTGGGGGTTGCTGAATCGACCTTATACAACAAGCAGTCAGAGTATTTAGAGTTAATGGAGTCTATAAAAAGGGGTCGAAGCATTGGAATGGATCAAGTGACTAATGCCCTGTATGAAAAAGCTGTTAATGGCGACAATACTGCTATGATATTTTACTTAAAGACTAGAGATCGCGTTAATTGGGGAGAGCAGTACATAGAGCCAATTAAAGAGATACCCCCTATCAATATAACTGTTCACCCTGATGCAATTAACAAAGCCGCAGAGTGAGATATTTTGCTCACCCTCTAGGTTTAGGGCGGTAGTAGCAGGTAGGCGATTCGGCAAGACGTTTCTCTCAACAGGGGAGATTCTAAGAGCCGCTATTGGGGGTGCTAATAAAAACTGCTGGTATGTTGCTCCCACATATGGGGCGAGTAAGGAGATTGCGTGGGATATGCTCATACAGACAATACCAGAAGAGTACATACAAAAGACTAATGAAACATCTTTAACTATTAGGTTAATTAACGGATCAGTAATAAGCCTTAAAGGTGCTGAGAAGCCAAACAACTTACGAGGCAGGGCGTTAGACTTTGTTGTGCTAGATGAATTTGCAGATATGAGACCAGAGGCATGGTATGAGGTTTTAAGACCATCTCTATCAGATAGGCAAGGTCATGCACTGTTTATTGGTACACCTAAAGGTAGAAACCATTTCTACGATATATGGGCATCAGGCTTAGATGGCGCAGAAGGATGGGATAGCTTTCAGTACACAACGCTAGATGGCGGCAACGTACCACAAGAAGAGATAGAACAAGCTAGAAGTGATCTAGATGAGCGCACATTTAAGCAAGAATATTGTGCAGAATTTGTCACTTACAGCGGTTTAATATATTATGCGTTTAGTAGAGAACTATCAGTTATCAACTTAGACGATAATGGTGGTACACTACACATTGGTATGGACTTTAATATTGATCCTATGAGTGCTGTTGTATGCTTACGGCATGGGCAAGACTTACAGGTAATTGATGAATTAGTTCTATATGGATCAAATACAGATGAGGTTGTTGCTGAGATAAAGGATCGTTATCCTAATCGCAATATCATTATCTACCCTGATCCAGCATCAAGACAGCGCAAAACAAGTGCTGGTGGTCGGACTGATTTGTCGATCTTACAAAACGCAGGATTTAGCGTTAAGGCAAAGAAGGCTCACCCATTGGTCAGGGATAGAATCAATGCGGTTAATAGTCGTTTACTGTCAGGTGATGGTAAGAGGCATTTGTTTGTAAGCCCTAAGTGCAAACAAACTGTTAAGAGTTTAGAAAGACAAACATATAAAGAAGGCACAAGTATTCCAAACAAAGATGGCTTTGACCACATGAATGACGCTCTTGGCTACCTAGTAGAATACCTGTTTCCAATTAGAACAGAATATAACACCGACCAACCGACTAGGTGGACTTAATGACCGAGATTACATATACACACCCCGACTATGACGCATACAAGCACAGATGGGAGTTTTATCTGCGAAGCTACATGGGCGGCGATGATTACAAGGATGGGAAATACCTAACAAGCTACGTTTCAGAAACCAAAGATGAGTATTCTAGGAGACTGGATTTAACGCCGATTGATAACCACTGTAAAAATATAGTGCATATCTATTCTAGCTTTTTATGGCGAGTTGCGCCTACCAGAGCATTTAATACCCTGCAAAATGATGCGGCGTTAGAGCCATTTATGAAGGATGCTGATTTAGACGGCAGAACCTTTAATGCGTTTATGAGGCAAGCCCAAGTTTGGTCAAGCGTATATGGTCATGTTTGGCTAATGGTTGATAAGCCCCAATCTAACGCTAACACCAGAGCAGAAGAATTAGATCAAGAAATACGCCCATATATGACACTGCTAACTCCAGAGAATGTGTTTGACTGGAAATATGAGCGCAGTGCGAGTGGTAAGTTTAGATTAACCTATTTAAAAGTTAGAGAATCTATAGATCGCGTAAATGATACAGAAACAGTTGTATATTGGAGAGTATGGCGAGAAGATACAATTGAATACTGGCGAACTACAAATGATACAGATGAAAAGCTAGAAACCATTGATAACAAGATAGGTAAAATACCTGCTATATTCTTGCCAGCTAATAGATCAATACTGCGCGGTATAGGAATATCTGACATAGCGGATGTTTCAGAAATGCAACGTGCCATTTATCAAGAACTGTCAGAAGTAGAGCAGTTAATTCGAATTAGTAACCACCCGACATTGGTTAAAACATTTGAAACAGATGCAACTGCTGGTGCTGGTGCTATCATTAATCTACCTGATGATATGGATGGACAACTAAAGCCTTATCAAATGCAACCTAGCGGTGCTAATTTAGACGCTGTAAGAGCATCAATAACTGACAAGATAGAATCTATAAACAGAATGTCACACATGGGTGCGGTAAGAGGCACAGAGGCAATGACGCAGTCTGGCGTAGCAATGCAAACAGAGTTCCAAATGCTTAATGCTAAACTATCTGAGAAAGCAGATATATTAGAGTTAGCAGAGGAGCAGATATTTGATTTGTTCTGTCAGTGGCAACAAGTGTCTAATGACGTAGAAGTATTCTATCCTGATGCGTTTGACCTAAGAGACTACGACAAAGAGTTAATATTCCTACAGCAGATGCGAGCCACTGGCGTTAAGTCTGTTACCCTTGCACAAGAGATCGACAAAAAGATTGCTGATCTAGTGCTTGATGACGATATGCTAGCTAAGGCACATAACGAGATTGAGACTACCACACAGACTGTTGGCGACTTCTCAGAGAAAACGCAGATTTACAGCTACCACATTGATGCTGGTGTTGTTACTCCTAACGAGGTTAGAGAGAAGATTGGTCTGGAAGATGTGGCTGGTGGTGATGTTCTTATCGAGCCGCGTGAAGATGGCGGTAGTACAGAGCAAGTCTAATGGCTTCAGATACCGATCATTTTGCGATCTTAGACCGATTAGCAGACAGGCATGAAGAGCGTTTAGCTTCTGCCTTAAACGTCTTAGAAGAGCGCGTAAGCGATCTAATGGCTACTGCACCGATAAGGGATGGTCAGTTGTTTGATTTAGAGTGGGCGTTAAATACTCGCACACAGCTAAGACAAATGATTGATGAAGAATACTTAGGTACAGTTGATGGCATCATTAGAGAGTATGATGATGTTGCTGTTGGTGCAGCAGATATGCTCAGAGAGTATGGCGATATAGTCAACTTAGATCAGTCGGTTGTAAGCCAGTTACAGCAGTTGACGTTTCAGGGCTTTGAGGACATTGGCACAGAGTATCTTGATGTTATTGCTAAGCAGGTATATGAAAGCACTCTTACAGGCACTACGTTTGCACAGAGTGTTGCCGCAGTCAAAGATGTAGTCGGTAAGGATATGTCTCGATATGCAAGCCAGCAGGTGCATGATGCTTTGACTCAGTTTGATCGCACAGTGAATACTAAGATAGCGTTAGACTCAGGAGCAGAGAAGTTTAAGTACAGAGGCTCTGATGACAGTAAGACTAGATCGTTTTGCCGTAAGCACGTTAATAAGACGTACACGATAGATGAGATCAACGAGATATGGCAAGGAGAGTGGTCTGGTAAAAGCAGTAGCAATGCTTTTGTGAGTGCAGGTGGCTATAACTGCCGCCATAGATTTAGACCAGTTTTTGACTAAGAGGTAAAGACAATGCCACAAGGTAAAGGTACATACGGAAGCAAGGTCGGTAGACCTAAAAAGAAGAAACGCAAAACTAAGAAATAATGTGTTAAGCTATTAATTCACCAACTACTCCTAGTGAGGTTCGTAACATGAGCGATGAAATCATGGAAACCGTAGAAGCTGAAACTGAGACAGCAGCAGTAGAAACTCAGGCAAAGACATTTTCACAAGAAGAACTAGACCGAATCGTTGCTGATCGGATTGCTAGAGAACAGCGCAAGTTTGATAAGAAGCTAGGTGGCATCAACTTAGATGAAGCCAAAGAGTTACTTACTCAAAAGGAACAAGCTGAGATTGAGCAACAAAAACAGCGCGGAGAGTTTGATTCTATCTTAAAGCAAACTGTCGAAAAGAAAGATGCAGTTATCAACAGCTATAAAAGCAGGTTGCAAGAGACGTTGATTGATGGACAATTAACCAGTGCGGCTAGTCGAAATAATGCAGTTGATACAGCACAAGTAACAGCCTTATTAAAAAGTAATACTCGACTAAATGAAGATGGGGCAGTCGAGATTGTGGATTCTAACGGAACTCCGCGTTACAATGATAAAGGTGATCTGTTATCTGTCGATGAGATGGTTACAGAATTTTTGACTGTAAACCCACACTTTGTACGTGCCTCACAAGGCGGTGCAGGTAGCTTGGGTAGCGCAGGTGGCTCAACTCCGAAGCCTCAATCGGTGGAATGGATGGTCGAGAATTGGAATAGCGGTGGCAAAGAAGCCTATGCCGCTACGAAAAGAAAGACCTAATTTTAAATTTTATTCTTTCTATTTTTTGAGGTTATTATTATGAGTTTTACAGGTAGTGCAGTACATGATGCTGGCGGTGGTGCTGGCAATGAGAACAATCTATCGGATTTGTTCACCAATATTATTGCTCAAGCGCGTTTTACAGCCGAAGAGCAATCACTAATGCTAGGTCTAGTTACTCAATACAACATTGGTAACGTAGCTGGTAAAACAATCCAAGTGCCTAAGTATCCAGCAATTGCGGCGGCAAATTTAACAGAAGGTACTGACATGAGTTCAACTCGCGTTAATACTACATCTGTTTCTGTAACTGTTGGCGAAGTAGGCGCACAAGTTGTTCTTACTGATCTAGCGGCTATGGGTGCTGGCAATCCAGCAGACGAGTTAGGCACAGTTCTTGGTAATGCTATTGCTACCAAGATTGATAAAGACCTAATTGCTTTGTTTGACGGCTTCAGCACTTCTTTCGGTGCAACTACTGAAGAACTAACTGTTGCACACTTGTTTAAAGCGGCGGCAACTTTGCGTAACAACAAAGTGACTGGCTCAATGGCTTGTGTTCTAAACCCATTAGCGGCTTACAACTTAAAAGCTAACCTTACTAACACATTTGCTAACCCTAATGGTGGCGACTTACAAAACGAAGCTATGCGTAATGGCTACGTTGGTTCTATTGCTGGTATCGATGTATATGAGTCAGCTAATGTTGCTGTAGACGGTTCTGGTGATTCTAAAGGTGCAGTATTTGCTCCTGAAGCTCTTGCAATCGCTCTTAAGTCTGATTTCAACTTAGAAGTACAACGTGACGCATCACTACGTGCTAACGAGTTGAACGCTACTGCTGTATATGGTGTAGCTGAGTTAGACGATGACTTCGGTGTTGAACTATACGTTGACGCAGGTCTTTAAGTCGAATGCCCCTGCTTAGGTGGGGGCTATTCTTTTTCTGAGGTTAATATGGCGATTACATATAGGGGCGAAAGGTTCAACGGCTACAACAAGCCAAAGCGGACATCTGGTCACAAGACTAAGTCTCATGCCGTATTAGCCAAAGAAGGGGATAAGATTAAGCTGATAAGATTCGGTCAGCAGGGGGCAGATAACAAGCCACCTAGAAAAAACGAATCGGCGGCAGATAAAGCAAAGCGTAAGGCGTTTAAAGCTAGACACGCTAAGAACATAGCCAAAGGCAAAATGTCTGCGGCATTCTGGTCAGATAAGGTGAAATGGTAATGGCATTTTCAACAGATTCAGATTTAATAACATTAGTGCCTGATATATTAGAGTTGGGCATTGACTCATTCAGCACAGAACACGCTAAAGCTGAAAACGATATAATGCGCGAATTGCGAATAGGCTGGTGGAATAGAAAACAAATTGATGGCGATATAATTAATGCCTATTTGACCAAAACGCAATTTACTCGATGTTCAGCTTATTTAGTATTATGGAAATATGCCTTGCCACAATTAACTAATTGGACAGATGGCGATAGATTCCAGACAATGATTGAATTTTATAAAGCACGATATGCAGAAGAATTAGATTCTATTTTGCGTGATGGTGTTGAATATGATGCAGATAATAATGCCACAATTACGGATGATGAAAAGAAAACCTTTTATACTGGTAGATTAGCAAGATAATGCAAATTACAGTAAAGACTAACGAAAAAAAGGTTAGGGCGGCATTAAGAAAAAAAGGAAAAGATGTTGATAAGAGCCTAAAACGTGCATTATCGCGTACCGCACAAGAAGGTATCAACATAATTCAAGATAGAACCGAAGATGGAAAGGGCTATAAGAGTGGCGCATTCAAAGGCTATTCAGAAAAGTACGCTAAGTTTAGAAGAAAGAAAGGCAGAGGCAAAAAAGTTGATCTGCAATTTACTGGCAGAATGTTAGGCTCTATGACCAGCAAGGCTGATAAAAAGAAAGCTAATATCTTTTTTACAAGGGCAACAGAGGCTAAAAAAGCCGCAATGAATAACAAAACTAGACCTTTTTTCGGCTTTAGCAAGAAAGAAGAAACACTACTAGGAAATGTATTCTTTAGGAACATCAAATGAGCGTTAGAGAGCAGATAGCAGAAAACCTGATTAATACCATTAAGGATATTGAAACGCCTGTAGCGGTCAAATATGCAACAAGAGAGCAGTTTGATTTTGAAAAGCTATCAAGCGCACAATTTCCAGCAGTATTGGTTAGAAGTTCAGATGAAGATAGAGAAGATACAACTATAGGTGGTACACTATCATCACGAATGGCAACAATAAATTATGAATTAATTTGTTATGTTAAAGGCGGAAAATTAGACACCGCTAGAAATAACATAATTGAAGCAATAGAAGAATCGCTCGATGTTGATAGAACCAGAGGCGGAAACGCACTGGATACGCAAATAATCAACATTGAGACTGATGAAGGTTCGATTGACCCCATTGGTGGGGTAATCATAACTCTCCGCGTACTGTATAAATATACTCGCGGTACACTTTAACTTTATGAGGTAATTACAATGGCAACAGCAACAGGTAATAGCGGAGTTGTAAAATTAGTAACTGACACTGGTGGTACTGATACTTTACTAGTGGTTGGCGAAATACGCTCCTTTAGCATTGAAGAATCAGCAGACACTATCGAAAGCACTGTAATGGGCGATTATCATCGTTCATACTTGACTGGTAATAAAAGCGCAACAGTATCAATAGAATGCTATTTTGACCCAACTGATCCCGGTCAGGCAGAAGCGGATGATGCTATAAGAACAGCAAATGCTGCAAAAGTAGATTGGGAAATTTTACCTACTGGCGATAATGTAGGCAAAAAATACACAGGTGTTGGAATTATGACTAGCAGATCAATTAGTTCTTCAGCAGATGGCATGATTGAAGCAAGTTTTTCGATACAATGCACAGGTGTAATTACTGAAGGTTCAGCTTAATAAATCTGGGGAGATAAAACTATGGGATTAGCTAAAGAGTTACGCACAAGAAGGAAAGTACAGACACGCGAAGTAGTAGTGCCTGAATGGGGTGATGAATCTGGTGACTTTAAGTTATATTGCAGACCTATAACCTGTAATGACCTTAACAGACTACAGAAGAAGCACCCTAGTTTTCTGACTAATACAACCATCGCTGCTATGGTCGATCTGATTTTAATGAAAGCAGAAGATGCTAGTGGCGAGAAGTTGTTTACTTCGGCTGACGATAAGATTGAACTAATGGGCGAGCAGACTGATGTTATATCAGATATTGCCAACCAAATGTTTGCTGATATTGAATCAGAGGATGCTTTAGCAAAAAACTAAAAACCGATCACTTTAGAATGAACCTTTATTCTTTAGCTGATCGGCTTCACAAAACAATAGATGAAGTAGAGCATATGAGCATTACTGAGTTTAATGAGTGGATGGCATATTTCACAATATTAAAGGATTCCGATGGCTAATCAGAAAATGAATATAACAATTAAGGCTTTTGATAAAACAAAGGCTGGTCTAGGTTCTGCCGCTAAAGGAATAAAAGCTGTAGCGGGTTCAGTATTAAGTCTTAAAACAGCATTGATTGGCGTTGCTGGCGTTGCTGGTTTCGGAATGATGATAAAAAGTTCAATGACTGCAACAGATTCATTGGGTAAAACAGCTAGGAAAATTGGTGTAACAACCGAGGCATTAGCCAAGATGCGTTATGCGGCAGACCTTACAGGTGTAGCGGCAAGCACAATGGATATGGCTTTACAGCGTTTCACAAGACGTACAGCAGAAGCCGCAAAAGGAACTGGTGAAGCTAAAGGCGCACTGCGAGAACTAAACATAGACGCTAAGGCAATGCTAAACCTGCCACTTGATGAGCAAATGAAAGAGTTATCAAGCGCGTTTGAAAAGGTTAAAACACCTGCTGACAAAGTTAGACTAGCAATGAAGCTGTTTGACTCTGAGGGTGTTGCGCTTGTCAATACTTTAGGACTAGGCAAAGAAGCCCTAACTGAAATGATGGATGAGGCTGACGCGCTAGGCATAACACTTTCAACTAAAGCGGCTAAGGGAGTAGAGGACGCAAACGACTCTTTTACACGACTAGGTTCGCTTCTAAGAGGGTTTAGAGACAATACAGTAGCGCAACTAGCACCTGCAATACAAGCTGTCACAGACAAATTGGTAGCGTTTGGCAAAGAAGCCTCTGGCGGTGATTTTGAGAACATCGGTACTGTAATAGCCAACAAGATAATTGAAGGTTTTAAAACGATTGTTGTTGTATTTCAAAACATCTTAAATATTATTGGCGAAACAGCGCATCAGATGAAGCGCATCTACAGAAACATTTTTTCGAGTCAGGAAACAAAAAAGAACGAAGCTGAACTAAAAAGATTGCAAAAAGTCGCTATAAGGGCAGGGATTACAATAACTAAGGCATTACAGCCACCAAACTATGCTGAAAAATTAAGTGCTGAAAATAGAAACATTTTAAAAGAAATTAACTCATTAGAGGGCAAACTTAATCAAATAGAAAATAGAGAGACATCAGCATACGTTCCTTTCGATTTCACTGCGCTTTTAAAGAACTTAACTGACGTACAAAATAAAATTGGTGACGTTGAAGCAAGCGTTGATATTAAGACAAAAATTGACGTTGATTCAGTAACAAATGCTAGAGAAGCGTTTAAGGCTTGGTCTGATACTATTGACCCAATAGAAACGCAGTTGCAAAACATGGCAACTGGCGCAATGAATGGATTCACTGACTCAATAACTAACGCCATTACTGGCACTGCTAAATTTAGTGATTCAATTAAGTCAATGGCTAGAAGTGTTATAGACTCTTTAACAAAGATGTTGGTACAGTATTACATTACAAAGCCGCTATTTGACGCTATCACTGGCATGATTGGTAGCAGTGGCGGTAGTGCAGGTGATCCAATGTTAGGTAAGCAAGTAAAAGGATTTGAAATTGGAAGCAGTGTCAGTGCGCCAAGCTATAATGGCGGTGGATTTACTGGCAGTGGTTCAAGGTCTGGCGGTATAGATGGTTTAGGCGGTTTCCCTGCTATACTGCATCCTAATGAGACAGTTATAGACCACACAAAAGGTCAGGGTTTAGCGCAAAAAACAAGCAATCAAAACATAGTTGTTAATCAAACTGTCAACATAACAACAGGCATTCAGTCAACAGTTAGAGCAGAGATACAAAATCTAATGCCACAAATTAATGAGTCTACTAAGGCGGCTGTTGCAGAAGCACGATCCCGCGGTGGTAGCTACAGTAAAGCATTACTTGGAGTTTAAATGAGTGTAAGCTATCCAATCACATTTCCAAGCGTAGGCATAACAAGATTTGATCTGCGTTTTAGAAAGTCAGTTGCAATGTCAGAGTCGCCATTTACTTATAAACAGCAAGTGCATGATTTTGGCGGTGGGAAATGGGAAGCAGAGGTTACGTTAGCACCTTTAACTTATGCACAATCCAGAAGTGTAGATGCTTTTTTTGTTGGCTTAGAAGGCAAAAAAGGCACGTTTTTAATGAACCACCCTTTGCATACAACTACAGGTTCAGCTACAGCAGGATACGGTGCTATAGGCGCAACTGCACTAGCTATTACAGGCAATACGTTTGCGGCAGGAACATTTTTTTCTATAGCTAATCATTTATACATGATGACTGAAGCAAAAGGTGCGGGCAACCCAACTACAGTAAACATACAGCCGCCACTAAGAACAGTGCATTCAAATGGCGACTCTCTTGACCTTACACTGCCGAAAGGCACTTGGCGACTATCTACAAACGAAGTTAACAGCTACACAGATATTAATGGGTTGTTCTATTATTCATTTTCTTGCACTGAGGCTGTTTGATGTCTAGGGCTTTAGCAACACAAATGGAAGCGGCTGTTACTGCTGATCTAGTGCGTCCAGTATTCCTAGTTGATTTAATGTTTTCATCGCCAATTTACCTTTCAACCATTATAGGAGAGACTGTTTTCAATAACGGTTCTGGAAACAACAACTATTATGGAGTTGGTGAACTATTAAAAATGTCTACAGTTGAAGAAGTGCAAGATTTAGGCGCGGCAGGAATAACGCTCAATCTATCAGGTATCAACGGCACAGAACTATTGACTAAGGCACTTACTGAAGATTATCAAGGAAAGACTGTAACAATAAGGCTTGGGGCTTTAGACGCGCAGGGTGCGCTAGTTACTGATCCAGTTATAATATTTGCAGGTTTTATGGATGTTATGTCGCTTAATGAAGGCGGTGGAACTGGTGAGATACAATTGAAAGTAGAAAATAAACTTATACGTTTAGATAGAACTAGGGTTCGCAGATACACTAGTCAGGATCAAAGGGCGGTACATCCGACTGATAAGGGTTTTGATTACGTTACAAACATAGCGCAAAAAGATATTACATGGGGCGCACAAACAGAAAAGGCGGCAAAACAACAACTGCAATAGGGGGCAATATGAAGCTACAAGAGGAATCATATTTAGAAGTTTGTGAGGATATAAAGCCATTAATAAAGATGCACTGGGAACAAATAGCACTCAACAAAGACAAGATTATTTTAAATCCAGATTGGGATGAATATCAAAGGCTATACAATTCAGGCAATCTAAAGATTTACACAGCGCGAAAAAAGCATGAATTAGTTGGCTATTTCATAGTAGCGGTTGCAAAAAACATACATTATAAAGATCATTTGTTTGCTAATTGCGATATTATATACGTTAAGCCAGATAGCAGGGCAGGCATGACAGGATATAAGTTAATAACTTTTGCAGAGAACGAATTAAAAAATTTAGGCGTTTCAGTGCTGAACATAAATACAAAAATACACACACCTTTTGATAAGCTATTAGTGCGTATGCACTTTGGGCTTATAGAAAGACTATACTCAAAGTTTATAGGTTAATTATGGCAGTTGCGGCATTTGCAGCATTAGTTCAAACAGTCGCTACAATAGCAGGCGGAACTGCTTTTGGGGCTATGACTTTTTTTGGCGCAACAGGATTTACAGCATATCTAGCTATGACTGCTACTTATGCCGTACTAGGCGCAATTAGTAGAGAACTGTTTGCACAGCCAAGCCTAGACACTATGAATGGCATAAACTTTAATGTGCGCGATCCTGCCGCCACAAGAAAAATCATCTATGGTAAGTGTCGAGTTGGTGGCGCAATTGTTTTCTTTAATACATCAGACACCGATAACAACTTTTTGCATTTAGTTATTGCGGTTGCAGGGCATGAGATTGAAAGCTACGAAGAAGTTTATTTTGGCGACACAAAGGTATGGGAAAATGGAAACTATGTAGACGATGAAACTACAGATTGGCAAGATCACTGCCTATTAAGTTTTCACAAGGGCGATCAGACTACGGCAGACACTACGCTAGTTAGTGCCGCAACTGGATTTACTAACGATCACAAACTTCTTAATACTGCTTATGTTTATGTGCGACTAGATTACAACGCTGAAGTTTACGTTTCAGGCGTTCCTAATATTTCGTTTGTTGTTAAAGGTAAAAAGATTTTAAATCCTAGTAACGGAGCAACAGCATACAGCAACAACCCTGCACTTATTGCCTATGACTATTTGCGAGACACTGATTATGGTTTAGGTGAAAGCGCGGCAAACATAGACACCCCTTCAGTCATAGCATCTGCGGCAGTATGCGATGCTACTGTAAATATTACTGGCGGCACACAGAAAGCCTTTGAATGTGATGGTGTTTTAGATAGCGGAACAAATATAAAAGCAAACTTGGAAGCAATTTTGTCAAGCATGATTGGCACAGTCAGTTATTATAATGGCAAGTTTTCAATCATAGCGCACAAACACTACGCGCCTGTATCTGACGCAGTTGAAACTTCTATGATAGTTGCACCAATACAGGTCAGCACAAAGCGAAGCAGAAAGTCACAACACAACACAGTCAAAGGTCAATTCATTTCAGAAGAAAATAATTATATTGTTGCTGACTACCCTATACAAAAAAACGCATCTTACATAACACAAGATGGCGAAGAAATGCCTTTAAACTTAACTCTAGCTATGACAACTAACAATGTCAGGGCGCAAAGAATCGCTAAACTTGTAATGGAAAAGTCGCGGCAACAAATGACAATTAGCATGGAGTTAAATTTAAACGGTTTAAAATATGCTGTTGGTGATAATATAAAAATTAACTACGCTCGGTTTAGTTGGTCAAACAAAGAGTTTGAGATAACAAGGTTACAATTAATACCAGACCCAGAGCGAGGAATGATTGTTGCTGTTGAGGCGGTAGAAAACAGCAGTTCTGCCTATGATTGGGTTGCAGGTGATGCGACTGCCTTTGTTGTTGCGCCTGCAATTAGTGTTTACAGCGGAACTGAAGTAGTAGCACCTACAAATTTAAACGTATATAAACATGCAGATAATGTTGATAGAAAGTTTAGATTCACATGGGCAGGTGTAGAAGCGGCAGATAATGCAAGCCCAAGTGAACCCTATTTTAAGCATTACAGAATAGATTTCCGCGATGGACATAATGGGCGTAGTAATTTTTCTGCAACAACGACTGAGACGCATTTCGATGTAATATTGAATGAAATTACTTGGAGAGGTCAACACTTTTCATGGAGAGTGACAGTTTATGCAGTTAATGTACGTGGTTATAGTAGCATTGAAAGCAATACGAAAGTCGTTACAGTTAGAGATTATGGCGATTTTGCACCAGACCCAAGACAAGATAATTTTGTGCAAGGTCTAAGTGATAGCCCGACTGTTTCAGATATTAACAGTCTGGCATACGACAAAGGCATAGAGATAGTAAATGGTACAGTTATTACTTACTTACAGGTTAATCCAGCTAACGTAATTTTGAACACTACAGAGTTTGTATACGAAGATGGAAGTATATTACCTGTGAGAAATGCAGGCTCAATAACCGAAAATCAAGACACAAGCACTGAATTAGTAAGCGGTGGTAATCCGATGAGTGCCACTGAATGGGTGCATGGATCAAATGACACTAGCATTGCTAATGGTGTTTTGACAGGTACAGGTATATTACTAGGTCAAAATTTTGTTATTAAATCAATACAGCTAGCAGATGTCACTGCTAATTACACAGTTAAAATAGTTATTGATTCTATAACTGTTAATGGCGGTGGGCAGCTTAAAGTAAAAATACATGATGCAGAAACTTTTGCGACTTTGTCAGAACAATCCTACACTACAACAGGGACAAAAACATTTACTTTTGACAGTGTTGGGGCTTTGATTATACTCTCTGTGCAAGGAACAAGTCTCACTGACAGTATTGACTATGCAATCAGTCAAATCTCTATAAAACAAACGCCAATTAATGCTTTTGAAGAATATAAATTTTTTACGCCAAGTTGGGCAACTGGAGAAGTAACTTGGAATGGACTTCAAGGCGAACAAACTGGAATTACTGATAGCGGTGTCACATACACATTAACTGGCTTTAGTGGTGCTAACTTGATAGAAGATGAAAGAAAATATGTTGCTGTAAGGCTTGAAAGAAGCAGTGCGAGTGTTGGTTTTTCACAGTCTACCATTACTATAAGTGCTGAATGGTCTGAACCAGAAATCATTAATGGTGTTACCCATAACACTGTTAAAAGAGCATCCATTACTAAAACTTTATCTGCGAGAATAACTTAATGAGTTGGCAGAAAAAACCACCAAGAATATCTGGCAACTTTATTGTTGATGGTACGCTTGAAGCTAAACATATAAAAGCAACCACCATTACTGCGGACAAGTTTAGCGGTGCAGTTGAGGAAGAATATTGGGCTTATATTAGCGATAAAGATGTTTCTTTTGCTTATAGCGGATATACAACTGCGCTAGAGTTCACATTTCCAAAAACTGATCTAGAGATATTTAAAGGTAGGCACGTTCATTACTGCGGTGAAGCTGAAATGAACACAGGGACTAGTACACAATATGACGGTTTTTTGTTTTTAAGATTAGAAGCAGAAGTTCCTAGCGTACAGGCATCGACTATTATTGGAGACGCAAAGCATCTAGTTACATCAGGTTCGTATCAGCTTGTTTATTTTGACGGAAACTTAGCAACAAATCGCATTGGTAGCGGCGGTAGCATTGGTACACTTGGTGGGAACTATAGAACATATAGAAAACTTTCTTACGATCCGAAAGGGGCGCAAGGCAGTGAGTTAGTAACTAACGGTGCATTTAACTCAGGCACAGCTAATTGGACTGTTGGCGCGGGCGGTCAC